ACCATCAGAGTATCTAGGTAGCTGAGTAATTATGTTCATGCACTAAAAAGGGGCATACCCTTAAAGGTATGCCCCAAGTATAGCAAGACTAGTTTGTGCTTCTATTAAGCAAACTGTCCGAGATTAAGCACGCGCATACCAATGACCCACTTACCAGCCGTGAGGCTAGCAAGGGCGGCATCAGTGACCTTGAGATACACCGTTGTATCCGCAGAGACGGGCTTAACTGGCAGCGCACCACCCTTAATGGTAGTGTTACCCGCAGTCTGCACGAACAATGTACCTGTGTTGTAGACAGGAGTTGTCATTGCATCAGCATCCAGAGTAGAAATAAACTCTGTAGGCGTAGCGGATGTTGTACCAACGTCGAGAACGACGCTTGTGCTACCAGCAGCAGCAGTCGCTTTGTGGATGCCCACAAATTCAACTGAGCTACCAGCAGGAAGAACAGCAATGGCTTTTGAAACGCCAGTGCCTTGAGCAACTAAATCGGAAAACTCAACCGATACGATGTGTGTGAAGCCAGAAGCGGCCTCGTTTACTGTTAATTTAGGCATAGTAGTAGTTCCTTAGTTAAGGTTAGACAATAGCTGTGATTTTGCCGTGCGCACCGGGGTGCTTCACAACAAGAGTCAGCGTGCTGTCAACATAACCACGGTCGCCGCCGCCAAGGTTAGGAAGACGTGTCGAACCAAGGCTGATAAGCTCCGCAACCCCGTAGTAGTCAGGATTGATGAGGTAACCAGTGTCTTTGTTCGATGTGTCAGGAGCGCAGTCAGGGTTCATGTTGACGATGCTCACCATGCCGTGGTCGGACTCATACATCTCGACAGCGAGCTTGATGGTCGAAACCTCGCCATTGTACGTCACTTGGCGAACAGAATAATCTGTGCTGCCAGAAGTACGGGCATAATCGCTGATAACGCGACGGAGGGCTGTGTCAGCAACCAGCGTGAGGCTGTTTGTTGTTCCAGTGACGCGATAGATAGAGGTAATCAGGTTATTGAACACTGTCTCTGTAATCGCACCAGACGAACTAATGCTTGCAGCAGGAGTACGATAGGCAGCAGGAACGTCGCTTGGGCCAGCGGAGTCAATCCAGTCGCCAAGGCCACGCAGACCGTAGACGGTGCTACCACCATCTTCGACCGAGCGGTCATTGTTGGACATCAAAGTCGCTTCGATGTCGCGCTTGATTTCACGGACGGCTTTCGCCTCCGCTTGGGCAATCTTAGCTGGGCCAACCGAGTCAACAGCGTTCTGAAGGTCAGACACCATGAAGTCACGGCGGAACTTTTGAACATAGTTGCCAAGGCGAGCGCGGCCAGCAAACTTGTCGGTGAAGGCAGTGACATCAGAACCTTCCGCAACACCCGTTGTGACGGGAGCAGAAAGGCTGTCCACTGTCCACTCAACGAAAGTGGCGGAAGCTTTGGATTTAGGGGCGGACGACAGCACAGGAGTTTCCTCTGGTGCAAGAATCGTCAATACGTCAAGCAGGTCTTCGCGGTTTGATACCGCAGAACCCGGATTGGTTGTGTCGAATGTGTTTGAAAAGGCCATTGTGTTAGATAATTACTTACGTTTAGAAATTTGTTGCGTTCGGAGGGCTATGAAGTCACTCACTGCATTAGTCTTTAAGAACCTCTCGTTGATGTCTCTCTCCTGCTTCTGCTGACGACCTTCGGGCTGCTCAGTTTGAGCTGCCGAAAAACCCGGCGAAGAAGGCGGGTTGATTGAGGCTTTGGGCTTGTCTATGTTAATAGACTTGCGGCCATAAATAGAATTAGCGGCGTGTGCCACCATATACTCCATGTAAGGCTCTAGGTCAGGGACGCTATCCATAGCCTTTCTGAGAAGGGGACTGCCCTTTAATATCTCATATTGCTTACGAACATCGTTGTCCTCACCACCCATCCATTCCAATTCCTGTCTAGCAGCAACGTCCATTTGGCCGCGAAGGGCTTTACGTTGTTCACCAGCCTGTAGCTCACGCAACTGCGAGGGAAGAAAGTCTTTGCGAGCTTTTTGAGCATCGCGCAGGGCTTTCCGCACTTGTAGCTTTGTCAACTCCTGACCGTTCACTGTTGCCACTACGTCATCCGCCGCCAAATGCTCATTGTTCCATAGCACATCGTCGGCCCATTCAATCACCTCATCGACTTCTTGGGTTTTAGCCTGTAGGTCGGGAAGGGTCTTGATAGACGCATAGGGATTGTCTTTGGTTTTCTCAGAAGCGAGTGGGTCGCTGTTATTGCGATTGTTTAACTCATTCCGAAGGGCAGCAAGCTGTTCCTCGGCGTGTTTGCGTTTAGCAGTGAGTTCCCCGAATCGGGCCACGGCACGCGAACCTAGCTTTTCAGATAGTTCGCGCAGTTCCGCTTCTGACATATTCTCTAAATCAACTTCGTTTGAAAGAACATCCTTTGGCTTAGTTGGTTCCTTTGCTTCGGTGGGGCCGCTCTCCTTAGTCGGCTGCACTTTACGCTCTGGTTCCTCCTGAGTCTTGGGTTCTGAAGCCGTAGGAGCCGAGGGCGGTTGCCCTTGGGTCTTCTGGCTAATACGATGGCGTGCAAGTTCTGCCATTGTAATGTTGGACTTTACCACTGGGTTACTATCAGCACCCCCAGCGTTGGGTGCAGTTACTTCATCAGACATAGGTTTGTGCCGCTTTTTAACGACTAGCGAAGTCGATAAACACATAATACCACACTTTTTGATGCTTGACGTATTTATGTTAATCTATCTCATATATTTATGTTATGCAAAGCCTTGTAATAAACCACTACAGCACAAACCCAAATGCTTGGATTGCCCCAGAACACTATTACATTGCCAAGAGTATGCGCCGCCATAAGGGAGAACTCATCATCCCAGAACACAGCATTTTTAAGTATAGCCGTGAGAATCCCCCGTATTGGATGGCGGGAGACGTTAAGATAAAGAACACACAACGATGAACCGCTATCAGATTAAATGGACTCAATATCTCCGTTCTGGGAACGACAGATTGCCAAATGATGCCGAGGTGCTGTGTGCTGGCGAAACCCCTATTTGGGCAGCAGACGCTCAAAAAGCCATCATTTCCATGAAGGAGAACTTCCGTGGAATAAAAATAGTTTCAGTCGAGGAATACAAGAAATGAAATTATTTGCTTGACAAGGGGCTAGATTTAGTCTCATACTCTGTTTTTCTTTCTTGTTTCTTTTTAATTTTAAGCTGTAAGCCGCAAGCTATTTAATTAAATAAACTATGAGCTGCATGGCCGCCGAGAAAAGGCCATGTGTAAGGCTACCCCTATTAAGGAAGATTATCTGTCTTCTTAATAACGTCTTTAGCTTCTGTAAGCTGCAAGATGCTGTCAAAAGCAATTATCTGCCCACTAATTTGCTGAATGTGTTCTGTCTTGGCCTCCAGCAGAGAGCTAATAGCATCCTCTCTCATTTCTTGGATTTGCTTGAGAAGTTCGCCAAACGGCTTAAAATTACTTAGGAATACAAGGTCTTTTTGCATATTAGGAAGCGGATAAAACGAGGGCTGATAGGTTCTTAGCACGTTTACCTACCTGACCAGCCCAATCACTGTCAAGCATCTGTTTAGAGGCTTCCTTATAATCCTTATTGATAAAGGCTTGGCGGGTCTTAACAAAGCCTGCCAGTTTGGTTGCGCCCAAATTAAATGACATATCAATAATGGCCTTCTGGACGTTCTCTGGCTGCTCCGAAAGATTGGGAATCCATTTGTTAGCATCCTTGGTAGCTTTAGCAATAGAGGTGTCGTAAAGACTCCTAATGACAGGCTCCGTAAGTCTCACCTTACCAGCCCTGACATCTTTAACATTATATCCCATGCCAGCCAATATTTTCTGGTTATCTTTGTCGTCTAGATTGTAGCCAATACCAATCGTAAGATGTCCTGTAGTGTCCTTATAGGCATATGGTCGGCTATCCTCATGTCCAAGAACTTGCAGATATAAACCTTCGTTGAAATCTGGAGTAGGAGAAGCTTCAGATACAACAGGAGCCATTGGAGCTGGCCCATGTTGCGGGGCAAAGTTCATATTAAACATTGGCTGGTTCACTGTTGTGCCATCTGCTGAGTATTCATTTGACCAACGGCAGCGGGCTGAGTCCCGATTTTGCCAATCTGGGCGTTCTGCATTTGCTGCATTTGGAAGATATATTGTGAATGATACTTTTCGAGACGACCCTTGAAGGCTTCGTCTTGCTGCAATCGCTGGGCAACGTCTGGCTGCTGGGCGTATTGGGTGATAACTTGCAACGCAATTTGCGCCCCATTTGGACGGGCTGGCATTTCAATAGCGGACGAGATTTTTGTAAGGTCATCGGTTACTTGTTTGACTACCTGTTGCTGTGCTTGCTCGGCTGGCTGCAAGATAGCGTCGGCCAACATTGGGTCAATTGCGGCTGCTGCCATGTCCAATAAAGCATCCACATTAATGCGGCCATTCTTGTCGAGCTGTAATAACGAGACAAGCTGATTGAGCTTTGCCTCTTGCGTCTCTGGGTCAGTGTTGAGGACATCAAAATTAATTAGGATATCAAAGTCTTCATCAGGATTGCCCTTATCAAATCGCTGTGGGTCAGGCACGCCTGTAACACGGAAGAACACTTGTTCTGGGCCAAAGCGTTGATAGCACTTAAAAGACATCTTAATGACATCGCGCACATGACCCAAGAACTTGTCCACAAAGAACTGCTGCTTAATAGACGATAAAGGATTTGTGGGGTCTAGGCCAACAAGATTGTCAGCCGTCTTGAGCTGCGTGTTCTCCATCTCTACAGACCCCGCATTGTATTGCGGCACAGGGCCAAACTGGAACTCACCAGCACGGCGATAGGGAACATAACGCCCCGGCCCCCAATCTTTGGGTTCATTGCCAACAGGGTGTAGCACAGGAGGCAGGGTAGCCATGCTGTTGCGGTCAATGCGGCTGTCGCGTTCTACCTTCACTTGCCATTGAATACCACGCAGCAAGTCAGAAACATTCTGTGTATCATATAGACGTTTGCTGTTTTCAAATAGCCGTGTAACAACCACAGGATAATCCTCGTAGCCGTTCATTAGCTCAAATTTGGCATAAGCAGGCACATTCTGCGCCTCTTTTTTGCGGTCTAGGTCACGATGGAATACGGTGCAATAGATGCCTTCCGAATTATCTTCTTTGTCAATTAACCGTTGGTAGCCATACACCACTTCAATAAGTTCATTGGCTTCATAAATCTGTGTGGTGAAGCCATAGTTGCGGCGGCCATTAAGTTCTGTCTCAATCGCGTTCACTTTAATCCCGCGATAATGCTCAATGACGTAATCCACCCATTCTTTATCCCAGCCCTCTGTGCTAACTTTGTTCTGCAACTCTTGGGCTGTGTAGTAGGTGCGCCAGAAACAATAA